CACTAGACCTTCAGAACCCTGAAGTATCTATTGTACTCAACACCCTACGGGAAGTCAATCGTCAAGTCCAATCAGAAGGTTGGATCTTTAACACTGAACGTCATTACGAATTGACTCCTGACAGTACAACTAATCAAATCACTTATCCATCCAATATGCTTCAGATTGACACTAATCAGCCTAAGCACAAAGCTGATTATGATGTCGTCCGACGTAACGGTAAATTGTATGACCGTGAAAACCATACCTATACCTTCACTAAATCTATCTACGCTGATGTAGTTTGGTTCTTTGACTTTACTGATGTCCCGCCTGCTTTCCAGGTTTACATCACTGCACGTGCTGCCCGTATGTGTGCAGTGAAGATGATTGGAGATCGTGAAGTCCAGGCACTACTTCAAGAACAAGAACTAATGACCCGCTCTGCTGCTATCGAATATGATTGCAACCAAGGTGATTATTCTATGTTTGGATTTAGAGATGGTAAGGATTACTACAACAGCTATCAACCCTTTCAAGCATTGATGCGATGAGCACTATTACCCAACGGATACCAAACTTCCTGCTTGGCATTTCACAACAACCCGATAATCGTAAGTTTCCTGGGCAGCTTCGGGATTCTGTTAATGCATTTCCAGACTATGCTCTTGGCTTGCTCAAACGCCCTGGCGGTCAATATGTGAGCGAGCTGTATGGAGCCAGTAACTCAGGCAAGTGGTTTTCTATCCTGAGGGATGCTCAAGAAAAATATGTAGCACAGTATGACGACAACACATTCCGTGTGTGGAGCCTGCTTGACGGCAGTCCTCGCCGTGTTAACATGGGTTCTAATACTGGTGTTCCAGGGACCTGTAATCAAACTAACCTTCAGACTGACCTAGCTGCATATAACACTGCTGTAGCACTGACTGCTACCCGCTTGACTGAGCTTAACGCTGCACAAGCTGACTACGCTGAGATCCTTGCTGGACAAGATGCAACTACTACATCTTTGTTCGCAGTTGATTACAACTACCCTAGTGGTTATGTCGATCAATTCCTGATCTCTGGTATTCTTGAGAAGTCTGATGGTACCTACCTTGTCAAGAACAACAACACTGTTATTGCCTCTGGTGTAACTGCTTTACCTGCTGGATACTCGCTAGGTATTGAGTACACCGATGAGCAACCGCTGTTGGCTGCTGAGGGTAACCGTGTCTACCAAGCTGTTCTTGAGGTAGCTGCTGCTAACACACCTGCTGAATTGGCAACTGCTCTGACCGCTATGAACACGGCTCAGACTAACTACGACAACGCAGTTACCGCAGAAGCCACAGCTAAAACTAACTATGATTCAGAAGTAACTAACTGCGTTATCTCCGCTACTCCTTCCAATGGTTACCTATATGGTGCTACGGCTGATGATATTGAGCTGCTTACTCTTAATGACTACACCTTTGTTCTTAACAAAGCTAAGACGGTAGCCCTTAAAACTGCTACGTCCACCGCTAAACCACACGAAGCATTTGTTGTTCTTAAGGTGGTTGGTACTGGTCACTATAAGATCTTCCTTGATGGTGTAGAGCGTGCTACTTATAACGCTGGTTCAGGTGGTGATGTAGATGCTATTGTTGCTGACCTTGCTGGTGATATCAATGGCAACACCTTTGGTACTACTACTTTTAGTGCTACCGTAGTTGGTCCTGGTATTTACATCAGTGCTGATGCAGCGTTTACCATTTCTGTTGTGGGTGCTCCGTCAGAAGACGCCTTGTTTGTCTTCCAAGAGTCTACCCCTACTGTTGCTGACCTTCCTACCCAATGTAAAGACGGTTATGTTGTCAAAGTAGTCAACAGTATTGATGTTGACGTTGATGACATGTACGTCAAATTTATAGCCGATAGCGGTGCTACTTACGGTACTGGTGTTTGGGAAGAAACGATTGCTCCTGGTATTAAGTATGAGTTTGATGAGCTGACTATGCCTCATCAACTGGTACGTCAGGCTGATGGTTCATTTACCTACGGTCCTGTTGATTGGGAAGATCGTTTGGTTGGTGATGAAACCACTAACCCTGATCCTAGCTTTGTTGGTCAGAAGATTAACAACCTGTTCT